GGTTTGGACTTTAGCGACGCCCTGCCCACCTACCGCGCCATCGACTTCGGCCTGAACGATTTTGTCTGCCTGTGGATTCAAGAGGACAAGAAAGGCGCGGTTTACGTCGTGGACGAGTATTGGGCCGAGAACGCCACGGTCGCCCAGAACGCCAGGGAGATAAACAAGCGGGATGAGGGCGTGACGGTCTACGCGACGTTCGTAGACCCCGCAGGCCGCAACCGCAACGACCAGACCGGCCACTCTGCGATAGACGAGTTGAAGGGGCATGGAATCAAGTGCGATTACACCTTGTCGCCTTGGGGCCGGGAAGTAAAGAACGGCATCAACATGATTCGCGGCTACCTCATGCCCGGATCCGGCAAGGCGCGCCTGTTCGTTGCTGGCGCGTGCAAGAGACTCATCGCAGCCTTTGAAAGCTACAAGCTCCGCAAGGTGAACAACGAATACATCGACGAGCCTATCAAGCCTCAAGCCTGTGACCATCCGATGGACGCGCTTCGGTACTGGTTTGTTAATCAGCACGCCATCGGGCACAGCGGGTCGGGCTATCTGAGCTATACATGACAGACACTAAATTTGACCCATTCAAGAAATCCGCTCTATACGACACGCACGCTCCGCGCTGGGAGATGGAGATCGACTTCTCCGAGATGACCCCGGACCTGCTGGATAGCGGTACGTACCTTCCGATGTTCAGCGACAAGGAGCATGAGAACGATTACGATTACCGCACGCGCATGTCCTGCCCCTTGGATATGTGCAGGGACGCCATCAGGATAAGGCGGGATAATCTGTGGCGCACGTCGCCCAAGCGGACGGTAGAGGGCAAGTACAAGGACATCATCGAGCAGCTTATCCATGACGCTGACGGCGAGGGGACTACGCTTAACGACTTCATGCGCCGGGCCGTGTGGAATATGTACACGGTCGGCACGGACATCGTAACGCAGATGACCACCCCAGTGGCAGATGCGAAGAGCACTAACTCTGGTGGGACCATCGCCGATACCACAGAGGCGGGCCTTCGCCCGTACTTCGTTCAGTTCGTCCCCACACAAAGGTACTGGTGGGCGGCAAGCGGGGCTGGGAGTGTGTTGGCGGTTCGGTATTGCCTGGGTTCTGTGCCGGTAACGGATGAGCAGCAGCAGGACGCCGAAGATGTAACGCAGTTCCTTTCCCTGGAGGGCAGCGAATGGCGGGTATGGGAGGCGTGGAAGGAAACGAACGACGCCGGTACGGAAGTGCAGATGTCCAAGGTTGTCCGGGAGGGCACTCACAATCTCGATATGCCGCCGGTAATCAAGTTCTACATCGCCGAATCCCTGAAGCCGGGGCAAGGCGCGGTGCCGCTGTCCCTGCTGACAAGGCCCGTTCGCGTTGCCGAAGTTGCCATGAACCTCAAGAGCCAGGCGGACGCCGATTTACTCGCCGCAGTTCCCCGATGGCTATTTGTGGGGCTGAAGCAGCAGCTAGACAGCTACGGTCCCAGCGCAATTGTATGGGAAGAGAATCCCGACGCGAAGGTTTTCTGTGTTCAGGGCAACGTCGGGCATATCACGGAGAAGCGCGCTTGGCTGATGCTGTATCTTTATGAGATTCTTCGGCTGCTGAAGTTCCGGGGGAGTATGGCGGATCTTGAAGGCACGCCGTCTTCCGGCGTCAAGCTGGCCCTGGAGCATAGCGACCTCGACAACGAACTTCGCCAGACGGCGAGCTTCTGCGAGCAGACCGAGCTTGAGATGATGCGCCAGGCGGTCATTCTTGCAACGGGCGACGACATACCACCGGAAAAGGCTGCGGAGCTTCTTGGGTACACGTCCCAATACGAGCGGGACTTTGTTTTGGAGCCTGTCGCCGAGATAGTCAAGAGCATGTCGTCCTATGTCCGGGACTGCGGGATGGTCGTTGACGAAGTGCCTGAAATCCTGCGCGAGTTCATGCGGCAGCTTTCCAACGCCCTTATGCGAGAGGGCAGCCCGGCGAGCGAGCAGGCCACCCAGGAGATTGAGGTTGCCAAGTTCGAGGGCATCCCCGCAGAGGAATCCGAAGGCAAGACCCCCGAAGGCACGCTGACCGGGACGTTGCCGAGAGTGGATAGGTAGTTAAGGCGATTACCCGCACACAGTCGGCCAAGGCCGAGAAAGTGCCTCCTGAGCAATCCTCCGGCCTCCTAGGGGCATCAGAACACCTAACAGGCGGCTAACATGGAAGATTCTATGGTTGTCGTGCCAGATTCAGAGGGCGTCGCAATGCAATGTTCGTTATGCCGGGGCAGTGGGAAAACGGCCGTCACCTTTATCGGTGGCGATACAACAGAGGGCTTTTGCCCGCGATGCTGGGGCACTGGCATAGAAGGGCCGGAGCAGCCCGCCACCCAAAGGAAGTAGCAATGCACGCAGAGAAATGCCCAGTATGTAACGGTGGCGGGCAACTCACGCCGCTGCCTGATGGCACAAGCGCCGTTCCGATGTGCCAACCATGCCACGGCTGCGATGGCATGGGCTGGATAGCTGTGCAGTTCTATATCCCCGCAGACCCGCGCGCGTATTGGGGGACGCTGTGGAGGCACGTCAATCTATAGAAACGCCAATCTCAACTAATGGCCGACACAGGGAAAGGACGCCTTATGGGACATTTCACGCGATTCAAGTCGGTAATGGGCGAGGACGGCATGAGGCGCACGATTGCCATAATTCCGCCCGTGAGGCCCATCGAGGAGGATGAGATGTTCTATATCGACTGGGCCACGGGCTACCCGGAGTGCATTGACGCGGAGGAGTTTCAGGAGATGACCCCGGCGCAACGCGGCAGGCTCAAGCTCGGTGGGATCTGTGGGCCGTGGGGCGAAGCCTAGCTAATGGCAGACAGAATCCTTGCCGCTGCGGCGATACAGCGCGACCTCATTTCGGGCACCGGCGCGCAGGGAGACCTTAACAGCCTCATCAACCGATTCGCAGGCGCTTCGCTCTACCACAGAACACCGGAGGTCATCGGGAAGCTGCGCAGGCAAATCTTCCGATTGCTGGCAAAGGAATACCTGCCATACGCAAGGGCGATAGGCAGCGCGTCCGCAAAGCCCATCCTCGATGCCCTGGGGGGCGAGGAGTTAGTAGCTAAAGGCGCTACGCTACGCGGCCCTGTCCTGCGGGGCATGAAGAAGTTTACCAAGCGGAACATGATGGCGTTCCGGGCCGAGCTTAACAAGGAACTCGGAACTCTATCGGGCGAAGTGGAAGCGGGTTTCGCCCGCGCCTATCGGGACGGCGTTGCCCGCAAGAAGCTAATCGGCGACCTGATAACGTCCGACCGGGGCGAGCTCAAGAGGCTGGCGCAGGTCCGCAGGGAGATCACGCAGACCGGCAACAAGCTGAAGCAGGCCGAGCGGAAGCTGTTCAAGGCGTCTAAGCGCAAGGCGGCCAGAGCGAAGCGGGGCGTGAGGGATGCCCGCAAGGCGCACACAAAGGCCAAGGCGAAGATACGCACGACCAAGAGCTTCTACGCCCGGTTTGAAACAAAGGTACAGGGGCACACAAGGGACGCCATCAAGCGTGAGGGGCACAGGGCCGAGCAGGCAGCCTTTGAGGAGGCGGGGTACGGGCCATCCACAATCAAGGTTTGGATAACCGTAAACGGCTCTGACTCATGCCCAAGCTGTTCGGCAAGGCATGGCACAGAGAAAAAAGGGTCTGAGTGGCAGGGCGACGGGCCGGGCGACGGCGGGACCTTTTGCGGCGAGTCCTGCGATTGCCACCTAACCCCCAAAGCGTACACCGAAGACAATCAATCACTCATTAAGCCGCTGAGAATGCGGTGACAAGGAGCAGTTAAATGGCGTTAAATGCAGCGCAAATACTGGCTATTCAAAATGCACAGACAGAGATACGAATGTACGTCGATTCTGTCTTGGCGCAGGTTTGCCACTACGGGAACAGCCCCACACTGGCGCAGGCCCAGCGGGACAGTACGCAGGCGAATTCGTTAGATGACGCCACGCGGATAGCAGCTGCGGCGGCCCAGGCACTGATAGCAGTCACAGAAGCGCAATAACCGGAGGCGGGCAGGATGGCGGGGAAAGCCCTTGTCGTTGCTTACTACACGGAAGGCTATATCAATCACGCCGAGCAGCTACGCGGCGCGCTTAAGGCCCTTCGCCTCCCCCACGAGATAGACCGCCTGCCCGATGTCGGCCGCTGGAAAGCAAACGCGCACCTGAGGCCGTGGTATCTGCTGGACAAGCGCAAGAAGTACCCGAAGCGCCCATTGCTTTCCTTGGACGCCGATTGCCTTGTGCATAGCGACCCGCTCCCGTACCTGAAGAAGCTCAAGTGTGACGTGGCGATCTATTCGCGCCGGGACCACGAGCGTTGGCCGGGCACGCTATGGCTCAACCCCACCGAAGCCACGGACGCTTTCTTGGACACGTGGGAGCGGCTGAACAAGGCCAAGCCGAACGCGCGTGACCTGTTCAATGCCAATGCTGCCTTCCGTGTGAATCCGCAGTTGAAGGTCGCGCCGCTTCCCGTCGAATACTGCTTCATCTTCGACATATCGCGCAAGGAGTTCCCGAAGGCGGAACCCGTGATAGAGCATTTTCAGGCGAGCAGGGAAAGGAAGCCCATATGAGCGACTACACAGCGTGTAAGGATTGCAAATACCATCTTCGTATTATCAATGATGACTATGACGAAGAGGTAGCAGAAGCAGAGAAATGTAACCCTGACTATTGCCCCGCGCCAGTTCCTTGGTGGGATGAATGCAAGGCTGTTCCCAGGGGGTGGGTGTTCGATCCAATCGACGGCGAAATAACCACGGCCGATTTCAAGCCCTGCGAGGAAGTCAACTTGGGGCAGTGTCCCCATTTTCAGGCCGAGTAGGGAAAGGAAAGGCCGTGGCTAAAAAACCCAAAACCTATAAACAGCGGAAGAAAGCAAAAGAGCTTGCTTGGGCACGATGCGTAAAGGGTTCGGAGATGTTGGAATTGCTAGGCCGGTGTGGCGGCGAACCCGATAGCGATAAACGCAGAAAGTTAATCTTGTGCCTCTATGATGCAGTTGGCCCCACAGTAAAAAGCTGCGTTCCAATAAACGAGCATCGACCGCTATTGGCGCTTGAGTTCGCCTGGGGATGGGCCGTCGGAAAACAGGGGGCCGACGTAGATGGGCTTCGGAAAGCTGGCGAGAACGCAAGGGCGGCTAATGGGAGGGACGCAAGAGACCCCGAGACCTATCACGCTTATGCCGCCGCCGAGATTGCTGGCGACGTTTGCTGTGCGGCATACGCACCACTCCCTGATGGGTTCGAGCTTCTCACGGTTGGCCATTACTCTTGGATTGCGGCATGGAACGCCGTCCACGTGGCCAGGGGCGCAACTGAAAAGCAGATTGCGGAGACTGTTCGGCGACATTATCCAAAACCGCCAAAGAGAATCTGGATGCGCTGTTTGCGTAAAGTTGCCTAAAGACAATATCTAATGAGAATCGCCGTCCTCTCTTATCTCGCAAGCTACGGCAATGCACCTATTCTCGCCAAGGCGTTCGGTGAACTAGGCCACGCCGCCAGGCTGATTATCCGCTACACGAACGCGCCGGGCTGTGACGATTACGGCTTCTCTGCGATAGCCGACTGCTTACAAGCCGAACAACCGGACCAATGCGCCCAAGCGCGGGAATGGATAGATTCGGCTGACCTGCTCGTATTCATGGCCGCGCCTGCCCTGACGCTGCTGTGGCCGATGATATATCCCAAACGCAAGGTTCAAGCGGGCGTATTCATAGCAACGTCAAGCCACCTACTGAAAGACCCTGGAGGCGTTAATCAGGCGATTGACGATGCCGGGCTTTCAGTGATGGCCATGCCAGACAAGATGCCGTTCCTTCGCAGGCCATCCCCCGCGTACTGGCCGCCGATTGCCCCATTGGAAGTGCGCGACGAACAGCGAATATGGATAGGCCACTCGCCCGGCAAAACAGCGAAGCATAAGTGGAAGGGGACGGCGGACATTAAGCGGGTATTTCGTTCCTTGCCCGTTGATTGCGAAATCGTGGAACACAAGCCGCATCCTGAGTTGCTTGTATATCGTCGCCACTTTTCCATCTGGGTTGACCAAATGGTGCGGCCACGAAGATTCAGCGAGCATCCGGCTGCCTGGGCCGGGGGCCTTGGCAAGTCCGGGCTTGAGGCGATGGCTGCGGGCTGTGCCGTGGTAACGGGAACCGGCGCGGTCTGGGGCGGCGTCGGTATTAGCTCCCCGCCTGTCATCAATACTAACCGCCACGGGCTTTTCGGTGTGCTGCAATTCCTTGTCCGTAACCCTGAAGAATGTCGGCAACTGGGCCGCTCGGGGCGCAGGTGGGTGCGAGAGCACTGCAACCCCAAGACTGTCGCTGAGAGTGTCATTCAGGCTGCATGAAGCGAATCCTTCACATCGTCGGCACCTTTGAGAAGCGATGGGCCATCTCGAACCGGGCCTATTACTTGGCGCAGATAATCGGCGAGAAGTACAAGGTGGACGTTCGGGGCAAGCGCGAATTGCCCCATGACGTTACCGACTATGCCCTGCTGCATATTCATAGCCTTGTCATCGTCCACCAGTTGCCCAAGCATTACTTTGAGCATCCATGTTGGGGCTTCGAGGTCATCTCCGAGCGCAATAGGGACCACCTTGAGCGCGAAAAGCCGTTCATAGACAAGGCGAAGTTCTGCATTATCAAGAACGGGCGCATGGGCGGCTGGATGAACCCGCACGTCACATGCGACATTACCGAAATCCCCAACGGCGTGGATACGAAGAGATTCTTTCCCCGCACGATTCGCGTTGGCTGGTGCGGCAATAAGCGGCCTGAAAGCACGGAGTACAAGGGCGTTGAGATTATCCGAGAGGCCGTGGCGCAGCTTGCCGACGATTGGAAGCATCTTTTTCGGGTCGAGTTCGTTACCGACCCCGGCGATTGCCCCAAGTTCGTGTTGACGCACAAAGAAATCGCCCCGTGGTATAGAACGCTTGACGTGTATGTAAGCGCCTCCGAGGGCGAGGGATGCTCCAACACAACCCTTGAAGCCTTGGCGTCCGGCGTTCCCGTCGTCAGCACGGAGACCGGCATTGCGCCTGAACTGGCCGGAAAGTGCGACCTGAAAATCGTAGACCGTTCGGTGGAGGCGATTAAGCGGGGGATAAAGGATTTCCTGCTGCCGATTCAGAAGCGCCGCCGGGCGATGGTGCAGCAGACATGGCGGCGCGTGGCAGAGAAGTATTTCAAGCTTTACGAACAACTCTTGGGAAAGGGATAAACATGAGGCGATGGCTTTTCCTCCGTTCCGCGCAGCCGGGTTTAGCGCGGCCTATCACACCCGACCCCACGCTCGACCTCGAATCGGATATGTGGTGCGCCCTGTTCCGCGAGATAGTCAAGCAGGACGGCGGCCAGGGGCAAATCTGGAAGCTGGGCGACACCTACACGGCAGGGGATGGCGACTTGACCATCCGCCGCAGGCCGGAGTTCCCCGACGATAGGGGCTTCGATGTCATCTTCGCCCGTGGCGGATACGACCAGTACCACAAGATAATCCGCGACATACCTGAGGCTGCCGTGGTGTACTACGGGGCCGGCAAGCGGTGGCTGCCGACTGACGGTATTCAGTACGACGTTGTACTGACGGACTCGCCCTTGCAGGCCGAGCGAGCAAAGATGCGACACCCCACAAGCATCGTAAGGGTGTTCCATAAGCCCGCCGCACCGATATATAAGCCCGTCGCTTGCGAGAAGATTTTCGACGTGGTTTTTGTCTGCCGCAATCCCCGACCGTTCAAGGGCGCTGAATGGCTTGCCAAGAGATTGCCAATGGATGCGAAGGTTCTGCGAATAGGTCCGCGCGATGAATGGTTCTCTAGGGCTGACCGCGAGGAATGGCTAGATGTTTCGTGGACCGGCCCGCTTGAACCGCAATATATCCCCGCTTGGGCGTGCCAAGCGCATTTCGGCGTTGTCTGTGATGACGGCGAGCGGGACAGCGGCCCGCGAATACTACCCGAACTCTTGGCGATGGATATTCCCGTACTGCTCCGCGATACCGTTAGGTGTGAGCACGCGGCCCATATCACGCTGCAGACAGGCGAAATTGTGAATGACGTTAGTCTAGCCGACGCACTCCAGGATGGTCTTGCGCATTACGGGTACGTTGAGGCATTGCGGCACTACGAACAGAACTTGAGCTTGCCCAAGGCCGCCGAGTCTGTCATTCGCGCCGTAGAGGAAGCGCATGCACGCCGCGTTCACTGACGGCTGGTGGGAAGGGCAGCTAGCAGAATATAGGGCCGTGCCCATTAAGTCGCTCATACGGTTCCGCGCCACAAAGCAGGGCGGGATACTTGCCTTGAAATGGTTCACGCCAAACCAGCGGGAACGGGTTGAAAGCAATCTCAAGCTTGTGCCCAGACTGTTTGATGGACACCCCCTGAAGGTTCTGGACGTTGGCTGCGGCATGGTCGGACACGGGGCGGCTTGCCGGTGGCTTGGCCATCAGGCGGTCGGGACAGATTTGCCGCAGGGCAAATTCTCACCTATCGCAAAGTACATGCGCATTCCCATCTTCGACTACGCGATAGGCCAAGACGAACGATTACCCTTCGCCGATAACTGCTTCGATGTGGTCCTGTGTATCTGCGTACTGATCCAAAAGGAGCCGGGCTTCCGCCGCCTCATCCCCGGCGCGATGCTAGAACTGGCCCGCGTGACCAAACATGGAGGCCAGATACTCGCGGGCTGGTGGAAGGATAACGGAACGCAACATTGGCTGCCGGAGTTCCTGCCGAAAGGATGCACGGAAACGACTGTTAAGCGCGACTACTCTGACGACCACGAATACACTTTCAAACTGCTGACCAAAGATGAAACCTGAGCTCCAATCGTTTAGCGGCTCGCGCGGCATTATCTATGTGGCGTTCGGGGAAGAATATCTAAGGTCGGCTGC